CCAGCCCCCACTTGTTATCGAACTTGGTGAAGTTGTCCTCCGAAGTCATTGAGACCGATTCGGCGAACCCATCCTCCGACATTAGATTAATCGTGATTGGTTGGGTGAACCAGAAATTATTAAGACGTGGATAACTGAACCCGTCCACGCTGACTTTCCAACGAATCATCGGGATTCGCATGTTAATCACATAGAAAGATTCATAACCGGGAAACACTCGTAGCACCCGCTCCCGCATTAATTCGTAATCATACACGTCGTGTGCCCTAACCTGTACCACTAGTGGAATCGTGGTCTGTTGAATCTGGGAGGCGGTCTGTGTTGCCTTAGTTTGATGGATCTGGGTAAAGGTGTGTTGGTACGCAGGACTAGGGGGATCAAAAGTAATCACCCGTATATCCAAGTCGTCCAGATTGTACGTCGTGCCGTCCATGTGCTGGATTAAAATGCTTTCTGTCATCTTAGTGGAATCCACCTCTCTTCTTCGTCTCAATGGTAATCTGTTTCGATTGACGGGCTTGATTAATCGGATAGGTTGCATCTGCAATCACTTTGCCGTCCAAATTAATAACGGTGTTGATGTTGCCGCCTTCGCCAGCCGTTGCCACATTAGCTCCGGTGTTAGTAGGATTGCTAACATTTGCGATCGCTTTACCGGCGAATTGGTGGGCTTGCTCTGGTACGTGGCTAATTGCGTTAAGTGCGTGAGCCAGCTTACCATTCGGTGCTTTCTTGAGCCGTTCCGCAATGGTTTCCATAATAAGATCATCCGCTGTGGCACGGCTTGGATTGATGGCCACTTCGGGTTCGCCAGGTACCTCGTTAAAGATGTTGAGTTTGCCCCATTGACCCCAGCCACCGTTAGCATGCCGGACTGCCCCTGTTGGGCCCCAACCGCCAAGGGTTAGGTCAGAACGCCAGGTCGTGTCGTTAAACATGGCCACCAATTGGTCAAGGGCGGACAAGATGTTCTTGTGCCCCGGCATTGCATAGTGCATGAAAGTTGAATCAATAAATTGGAGGATCCCTTTAGATGGGTGCCCTAATTTAGCATTCTTGTCCCAGTGGTTAACAATCGTTGGATTACCACCCGATTCATGCTGGATAACACTTTCGATATGACGAATGTCGCTAGCTGAAATGGAGACCCCAGCAATCTTCGCCGCTTCACGGATTAGGTCACCGGAGACCTTGCCACCGCTAGCAGTCCCAACGCCGTCCGAATCCATCACTAACGGCGCCAGATGCTTTTTGATGAAACTAAATACACCTGGGCCAAGTTCCTTCTTAACCAAACCAACTAAGCCCTTGTCTGCCTTGGTGTCTTTCTTCTTGTCGTCCTCGGCTTTTAGACCGCGAACACGGCCATAAATTGGCGTGCCGGGGAACGTCGACACTGGGCTCATCCCAATGTTAGGGTGTGAGCTTGGACTCATCGCCGACCAGTACTTACCGTTACCAGCGTAGACACCAATGTGTTCATCATTACCAATCAGGTCACCAGGGCGAAGCTGATCCTTGCTAATGTGTTGCGTCCGGGCAATCTGGTCGCCAGAAAAATGCGGATACGAAATCCCGAACGCTTGCTTGAGGGCGTACATTACTAATCCAGAACAGTCGAAACTATCCGGGCCAGTAGCGCCCCAGACATACGGCTTACCAGTACCATATTTTTCAACGGCCTTTAGCAATCCGGTTGCATCACCACTAGCACCGCCAATGGCTTCGTTGATAACGTCCCAGACGGTCGCCCACCATTTCTGACCCTGCTTGTCCGCTTGTTTTTTAAACACTGTTTCGAACGCCTTTGGAACATCGCCCTTGATTTTTGGCTTTTTGCTGAATAGCGCTGCAAACGACTTATTAACGTTTGAGCTTAGCCGTTCAGCCAATTCGATTAATTGTTGATAGCCACCGTTAACGCCTTTAAATAGTGATGAACTAAAAATGCCAGTCCCATCCGCGAAGTGCGTCAGTCCTGACATCTTAAACATCTTATTTTCAGTTGCGTTAAGCACGGCATCACCCGGCTCTAAATAATGCAGTATATTGTTGCCGGCCGGCTCGTAAGAGCTACCGTCAGCCTTAACCACCCGCTCTACATTGTTAGTTTCCGGCGAATCGTTACCGTCATTGAGCATGGCCAATGTGCCACGAGTTAAACGACCATTCTCGACTAATCCAGTACCACTAGCGAACTTAATCGGCGAAATGGTCTTGGGGGATCCACCGAATTTGCCGAGGACATAGTCAATGCCCTGGATACCGCTGTTAATGTAACCAGCAGTCTTGTGCATCCCTGAATTGGACAGGTCGGCAATGTCCTTCCAGACTGATTTCCAGTTAGAACGTAAAGCGTTGCCGAGCGACTTCCAGGTCTTTTCAAACGAGTTGCTGAAACTGTTCTCGGTTTTAAGCATCTTGTTGGTTGACGAGGATAAGTCACTCTCAATCTTGTTGACTTCCTTCTTTTCGTCGCTAGCAGCATCCTTCCAGAGTCGTTCCCAGTCACGCTTAAAATTGGACTTAAAGCGATTGAGGTCGTGGACGATTGAATTAGTCATATTATGGAACACTTTAATGAAGCCAGTGTTGCCAACCGCCTTATTTGCCACGTCAATTTGTTTTTTAATTTCTGTGCCAAATTTGGTTCTCTTAGCAGTCTTTTCAAGCTTGTCTAAATCCTTGTTAAGCTTGCTCAAGCCTTTGTTTTTTTCAATCGACTTCATCGATTTAGAAAGCGTCTTAAAGGACTTAGCTAGCGTTGAGATCGGCTTAGCCAGCTTGCTCCAATCTTTAGCGTCTTTGCTAATTTGATTGCTAATCTTCTTTAGCTCACTGACTGGATTGTATTTTTTCAAATCCTGTTTCAAACTCTTCAAAGATTTTCCAATCTTATTTTTACTTATAACTTTATCAAGCGATCTGATCCCCATGGTCAATTTACTAATAGATTTATCTTTACCAAACTTTGTAAATTCCTTGTATAAGCCAGTTAAAGACTTGTCTAATGTCTTAACCGTCTTGGCAAATGACTTCCAATCTTTAGTAGCAGATTTGAAAGCCTTATTCATCAATTTAAGGATCTTAGTTGGATTGTTATCTTTTAATCCTTTAGTAACCTTCTTCAAGTTGCTTGTAGGATTATTATTCTTTAACCCATTTTTGAGTTTCTTAAGATTGTCAGTAATTTTGCTCTTATCTAATGTTTTATTAAGCTTAGAAAGCTGGTCTTTTAACTTTTTAAACGAGTTCGATTTGTCAATGCTCTTCATCGCCTTAATTAAAGCAACTACTGAATCAGAGACTTTCTTACTCGACTTCCCGAATTTAGACCATTTGCTGTTATTCTTACTTATAGCTCTACTAATTTTATTAATAACCTTGGTTGGGTCGTTATCAGTAAGTTGTTTTTTGAGTTTCTTCAAGTTAGAACCAATTTTGCTGTTGCGCAATGTCTTATCTAATTTAGGTAAATCATGATTGAGCTTATTAAATGGATCCGACTTCATGGATTTTGAAAAACTGTTTAAGGCCTTGAAAGCTGAACCAATCTGCTTAATCGGTTTGGCCAACTTACCCCAACTACCGATGCTACTTTTAAGTCGCTTATTCATTGCCTTTAAGAGTTTGGTAGGATCGTTCTTTTTCAAAGCCTCTTTGAGTCCTTTGAGAGCCGTTTTATATTGTTTCATAACTGGAATTGCTGCTTTTAGATTTGCAATGTCCTTCTTCGAAACATGCGTAATTTTAGTGGTCTTCTTAGGCTTTTTGGCTTTTTTCTTACCGCCACCTGTAATACCACCAATCCATTTGCTGACGCCTTTAAAAGGGTTATGACTAGAAATCCATCCTCCGATTTTGCTGAAAGTACCTGTAACTTTCTTCCAGATTCCACCCACAACATTGCCAATGGCTTTTCCAATATCTATAAACGTTTTTCCAATCGCTTTGCCAATTCCATTAACCGTATCTCTAAACGGCTTGAAATGCTTATATAGCTCGTAGATAGCAACACCAACCGCTGCAATCCCGGCCACAATCCAAGTAATCGGGCTAGCCAACATTGCTGCATTAACTGACATGATAGATGCCCATAGAGAACTCATTGCTGGAACTAGTGAAGATAATGTTAGGCTACGAATTAGAGTGAAACCTTTAACAGCTAGACTAACTGCTTTTCCACCAATCCATTTAGCTCCTAGCACTGCATAGCTTTTAAGCTTGCTTATACCAGCTACTGATGCTCTGGCCAATCTAATGACCGCTCTTCCCGTCCATCTAGCAGCAGCTATTGCAGTTGCTTTTATTTTTCCAAATTTAGTAACCGCTCCTCTGGCTATATTCAGCGTCTTCTGCCCAACCCATTTAACTCGTAACTTAATGTTCTTAGGTTTCAAAGCATCTAAAACACTTGCGATTTTGTCTTTACTAATAGACGCAATATCCCTTAGATTGCGGTAGATATCTTTTATTGAGTTAGCGGCACTAATTAATTTTTTTGCAACAAAATAGGTAACCAGTGCTTTACCGACATCCTCAATTCCTTGTTTATGCTTAGCTATTGCTGTTAATCCGTCTGCGATGCTATCAATTCCATCGGTCTTAACTCCAGGAATTAATTTAAAGAAACCAGTTATGCCTTCCCAAATTCCTTTTCCAAGCGAACCGGCTATTGAACCAATGCTTTTAAAAATATTAGTAATACTTTTAGAATGATCAGCAACCCAATGCAGAGTGTTTGATACAAAGTCACCAAAGTTTTCAATCATGTTATCTAAAGAACTTGATATGTCATTTCCACCCATTGCGGACGAAAATTTGGACATAACATCCTGCATTCCTTTATTGACTTTCTTACCTAATCCTTGAAACTCTTGCTCCGTCTTTGGATCAGATGACCATTCGGAAATCTTACCGACAATCGGATTTTTAGATTCTAGAATTGGTGAGAGTATATCGTTGAATAGCTTTGGTATTTGTGATTTTAATTTTCGGGTCATACCTGGTAGGGTCTGCATCAAGTTATCAGCAGAATCTTTATACTTCTGGCCTAACCCATTAATAACGTTAGCGGCGTCCTGTGCTGAAATCTTACCAGCCGACATCTGATCACGTAGAGTGCTCATGGATAATTTAGAGCTGTGTTGAACCTTGCGTTCGTAATCCAACAACTTCTCACCAAACATCGGGAAAGCGTCACTAATCTGGTTAAAGTCACCCAGCTGCATCTTTCCTGATGACAATGTATGGGTTAAATCTAGACCGACCTGTTTTAATCGGTCGCCACCCATGCCAATCGCGTCGCCTAACGTCAGCATGGATTTGGTTAGTTCCTCGGTTTTATCCTTGTTGTTGTAGACATGGTAGAATTGCTGAGCTAATTCATCCGTTACATCAACGTCTTGGCCTAGCGCTGTTGACATGGTGTTGACCATATCAACCATGCCTTTACCGTCCTTAGCGCTGCCAGTCAACGTCTTCCACGTAGCATTCATGACCTGCTGTTTAGCGTTATATTCGGTTACAGCATCCTTAGCTTCACCAATACGTGACTTTAAGCTAGCCCAAGCGTTTGAAACGGTATTCCCTAAAAACGAACCCATAAAGGTTCCTGCTATCACGCTCTTTATTTTTTCAGTATGTTCTTTAAGGGTGTCAACCTGTTTTGTTGTTCCCTTAATACCATGATTAAAGTTACCGAAATCAGCCTGAAACTTCTGTTTAACCGGGTTCTTGAACTTCTGTCGGCTCCGATTAGCACGTCTCGTCTTTTCGTCGAATTCGGACGTGTCAGCCTTTAGGACTTGTTTAACCGTCTTGCCCATCTCTTCACGAATGCGATCGTGAGCAGATCGTGCTTTGTTAGCCATCTTGTCAGCATTCGCCGTGAAGTCCTGATCCATCTTGTCGCCAGTGTTAGCGCCTAGATTGGTTAGCAGATTCTTAATTGATTCATAATCCGGGAGGAACTTCTCCTTATGCAAGAGCACATCGATGTTAATTGTTCCATCTGCCATTTATTTACCTCCCTTCTCTCTTTATTTCTGTAACTATTGACCTTGTTTAGCTTGCACGGCCAGCATGTTGAACATTGCCCCGATTGCATCATCAACAGCGCTGGTGCTTTGTCCTTCTAGGGCATAATAATTCTGCTTTTCAATAAGGTTAGTCAGTGCGTTACCTTCAAGGCCTTCAGTACTGCTTTGGCGAATATCAATAATCCGCATTAATGGCGATTTAGCTGATAAATTGTTAAATAGTGCTCTGAACTTCTCCCAACGCAATTTATCCATCTCATCAAGCAGGTCGATGCCATAATCAAAAATAAAAGACGCATAGATTGCCTCTGCGTCTTGGGTGTAGCTAAATGATTTAGGCGACGGTCCGGATTGATCATCGCTTTCGATGTTGTTATATGGCTCCTGGTGAATATAGTCGTTGAGGTCTCCTAACGCCTTAACGGCCACTTCATAATCATCAGCTGTTTCGAAGGTCAAACCAACACCATCAAAAAAGTTCTGCCATCCAAGTTCCACTTTGGCAGTCCATTTCAAGTCGTCATTCTCGCTGACTTTATACCATTCCAAAACGTTGTTGAATGCCAGTTTAAACTCTACCTCGCCAATGCCAGTCATCATTGTTGATTCAAGCTTGTCAGTTAATGACAGCATGACTATCGCCTACTTCTTGGACTTAGACTTGATTTTTGTCTGGTCAAGATACTTGTTAATTTCGCCAAAAATCGTAGCAAGCGCCCGAGTTGAATTATGGCAGTATTCGTAGATTTCTTGACCAGCGTTATCGCCAAAATATTTATCGAAGAACGGAATAATTGCGTCTCGAATTTCTGCATATTCGTCGCGAGCAAAGTCTAATTGATCATCAACTGGCATTTCATTAAATTCGTCTTCGTCCATCTTGTCGAGGTTTTGCAACGATTTAGTTACGGTTAATTCAACCCGTTGGATTTCCAATGCGCATTCGTCATCATAGGTTAGTTTGCGTTCCTTGCCTGCGATTCTAAACGAGTAAACCAGTCCTAATTGATTATCAATATTAATGTTAATTGCCATGTTAATTCGCTCCTTATTTAATGGCCGCCCCAACTCGGTACTGTGGATTTATTCGGCGACTTTGATTGTTATGTTAAGCTGTGGCGGTAACAGTTACCGCACATTTGTCTGTTAACCTACCATCATCCGTTGTGACGGTGATATTAGCCTCACCTTCGGCCACTGCTGTGATTGTGCCGTCGTCGGCCACAGTGGCTACAGCTTCGTTGTCCGAAGCGTAGGTCACCTTCTTATTGGTGGCATCATCAGGTGCGACTGTAGCCGTTACTTGCTTTGTATCACCGACGTGCATCGACGCCATCTTTTGCGATAGCGTTACGCCGGTAACTGCCACGGTAGCATCAGGGACGTTAAAAGCTGGTACATTGACCTTATCGGACGTGTTCGTCCCATCTGTAAATGCTACCTGGTAATCACCAGCCGCTACCTTAGTACCTGGCGCTAATCCTGTGATAGCCACCTGACACGTGCCGGTGTCGCCTTGTGCAACTGGCTTGCCATCCTTGTAAGCCACCAATGATTGATTACTCCTATCTGCCATGTTGGCACCTCCTAATTAGCATTAACGGTTGCCCCGTCTTTGTTCGGTGTAGTTGAGACACCGGACGGGGAATCTATTTTCCCAATTGTCCACCATCGCCGGAGATGATTCCGTTTTGACCGGTACCGTCATCGTTGTTAGTGCCATTTGTCCCAGGTACCGGCACACCATTCATCGAAAGCGTAAACGAGAATGTCTGGCGGGCATTAGCATTTCCACCGAATGGAACGATGGATGTCAACGTGCAGTTTGCAGTAATCGTATTTCCACCTTGATCAGTCCAGCGAACTAACGTACGTAAGGCATCGCCCATTGCCATGAAGCGAGCTGCAATATAATCTTGTGCTGGATCACCAACGACGCGTTGGCCAGTAATGGCAAATGTAACTCGTTTTCCAGTTTCGTCTGTATCACCCCAGCCTTTGCCATTCCAAAAGTTTTGCGTTTCAGATGTTGCATTAGCAGCAGGTGTCATTGACAAGATTCCTTGCGAAATATTTGCCCAATTAGCATTTTTAACATCGTCGCCTTCGGCCGTTGGGTCTTGACCACCGTTTAGATCAATTTCTAGTTTGTTGACCCAGTTTTCTGGGCGTTTTAAAGTCTTTTCAGGCATTTTAAATTCCTCCTATTTTTTCTGCGTAATGATTTGCACAAAAAAATTGAGCATGTAATCTGTGTAACCTTGCTCGTCCTGTTCGGACATGGAAGGCAATCCAGTCTGCTCAATTTCTTCAAAAATATAACTTTCGTCAGCACTAGGGATGTCATCGGCCATCTCTAGAAAGTTGCTGATTTCCCACATGAATTTGTCCGCTTTTTCAGCGTCTTTTGTGCGCATTGCAACAGTGTAATTCATGCGCTTAGTTTTGTTTCCTGACCAATCCTCGTCGATGGTTGAAGAACCAGGATCAGGCACTAATCCTATGCACTCCCCTGGCTCTAGATAACCAGCGATTACTGGATATGGCAGGTCGCACTGGTCGTTGATTGTTTCGACTAATCTCACAATTAAGTCCATTAGAGCTTACTCCCCTCAATAAAGGCGTGTTCGATGTTGCCCATCTTTTGGCTATCACCTTTTACACGCAAATCCCAGCGTCGACTAGTGCCAGGCGTGGTATAGTGCTTGACCTTATGGCCGTTAATTACGCCGTAGAACTGCGCCTTAGCATAAGGTGCGTGGTAAACGACTGAATGACCACTCACGTTTAACGTGGCGCTTTGCCGTAATGCATTAGTTCGTTTTGGCACGAATTGTTGCATCTCGGTCATGGCCTGATTGACTGCCAACTTCTCGCCATTGTTAAAACGATCGGGAACCTTGTTAAATTCACTCAAATTCAAGTCCACATTGAAAGCCATCACAGCACCTCCAATTCGTACGAATAAACGTCATTGCTGTAGGGATGCCGATTGTCAACGATGTTGGTAACGGTGTACTCTACGTCTTCAAATATTAGCTTGTAGTTATTGACCGCATCATGTTTCAGCACGGGCAACGGCGTTGTAATTCCCGAATAAAAAAAGACTATGGCGTTGGCCACAATCTGTCGGTCGTTATTGGTACCGGAGTAGATTGTCTGTGGTTGAACCACACAATTCCGGATAATTACCTTCTCATATTCAGGCTTACCCCAGACATCAACATCCCCGGTCGGCACCTTAAGCGTCACCGTCTGCATTGCCATACGTTTCGGTATCTTCGGTATCATCGACTATCAACTCCTCGATACATTAGTCCTGTGTTAGCCAACATACTAATAGCTGTCCTTACAACGCCGCTATTGCCATACGTCACTGTGGCAATCCCTGAACCGTCCGATTGAATGGTAGTCCGTCCAATAGAGATGCTCTTCACGTCGTTATCGGCGCGGGCAACCGGCGAGTTGAGCCCTGATTCGAATTCAAATTCGCACTGCAAAGCGATTGCTTTCTCGTATTGAGTCGCGCGATACACTAGGAATGCATCATCCGAATTTAAATCGTCTTTCAGTGAATGAAAGTATGGATCGTAGAAATGTCGGGTTGCTTGCTGTAATAGCAACTCTGAATCGGTAATTACTGAATTAAACTCATCTTGACTTAGCTTGGTAAAACCAAGTTCTTGGTATGTTTGGTAATCCAATTAATCACCTTCTAGTTAGCTTTAATAAGTGCCCCATCGTTCCCTGGGGTTGCTGTCACCCCTGATGGGGCGTCTATTTTGACGCGTCTCCCGCAGTTGCTGACATGTAGATACCAGCTTTAGCGTTATCTAGAACAATGGCGTCATAGTAACTTAGTCCCTTAATTGTGTAACGGTTACCGTTACGGTCACTGTCGGGTGTGATTACCGAAACATTGTCATACTTAACAATTGGCGCCACAGTTGTGAGTGGGGTCAAAATAAAGTTGATGTTATCGGTTAAACCTAGGCCAGCTAAACGGTCTTTTGAAACACGTAAGATTGGCACACTGCCATCTAATTGGGCAACAGTCCGGTTGATACCATTGATGCCCATTTGATTGGTCGTAAATGTCCGACTAACTCCACTGGCATTCTTAAGCTTTTGGTAGTAGTCTGCCGATGCAAACATTACGAATCCACCAGGAACCTCCGTGTCGAACATGTACTTTTCAGCTTCATCGTAAGCGGCTAACGCGTTCTTTTCGTCAATCGTGTCGCCAACTGTCTTACCTGCATTGTCATGTAGGGCTTGAACAGCTACCTTGTCACGACGTGGGACAGTGATTAAGCGTTGGTGCTCTTCAACCACGTTGTTGACCTGGTAAGCGCCATTTTCTGACATGTCCAATTCGTCCATGTCGTAGGCGAACCAATCTTCGTGGGTCAGCTTTACGGTTTCCTTTTCAACATTAATCTTTGAACGCCCGTTGTCTTCATTTCGCTTGTATTCTGAAGGTTGAACGAAGCCACTCATCTTATTAATGCGTACTTCTCTGGCCCCCACAAAGTCAGCAGCGGTAATCCCACTTGCTCCCCCTTGTAGAACGTTCCATACTTGACTATCGGCTTGGAATTGCTTGTCAATTTCAGCCATATCTCTTGAATCTAATACTACTGGCATAATTTATTCCTCCTACTTTTCTGTTAATCTACTTGCAATTTTTGAAACTAATGAATCACCCGATTCACCACCGCTCGGATTGCCCTGCTGAAACACGTTGATGTGCTTACCGTCTGGCTTAGATTCGTCTGATTCAAACAAGAACCCTTTGTCTTTCTTGACGGCGTCAATTTGCTCTTTGAGCCCGGCCACACTGCCATCTTCATTAAGCTTTAATGTGTCGCGATTGATGAACGGCATAACCGCCTTTGCGTCACGTGCCTTAGCTCCGGACAATGCTAGATTGATAGCACTGTCCACTTTCGTCTGTTGCAACTGGGATTCCAGATTCTTTTTGGTATCTTCATTGGCTTTCTGGAGATCAGCGATTTGCTGCTTAAGGTCTTCATTATCGCCGGCACTCTTCTTTAAGTCCTTGAGTTGACCATCCCGGTCATCCAGTTGTCCCTGTAACGACGTAATCTGGTCGTTGGCAGTGTTAAGCTTGGCTTCCACCTTATCAATGTCCTTGCCGTTTTCAGCAAGCACTTGGTCAACGATGTCATCCGCCAAACCGAGTTTTTCTTTCAAAAATTTACGTTCCATATTCTGCACGATCCTTTCGTTTTTGATGTCGCAGTCACGACTGCGTGTGATATTGTGCATAAAAAATGAGCAGTTTAACGACGTACTCAGGTCGATGTATTTAGTTATATATTTTTTCGCGTGAATAATCGCGATACAAGAAATCATTATCGTTAACTAGCTGGCGAATCCTACCACGGTGGGTGGCCAGCATATTCTTGTAATGATTAATCTTGGTTTCATCTTTCAATTGCTTGGCCACTTCCAACATCTTTTTATCCCTCCGAACGTTGCGTTCAAGCGCCCGCTGTTGCTGTCGAATTTGACCGTTTTTAACAGCTTCATCCGGGTCGTGTGGTTTGAATGAGTTAGTGCTCACACCCTTAACGTACGGAAACAGCGAATGGTGACAATTAACACCCTGCGTTCCGGCTGGCGTACCATAACCATGATCGAATATTGTGTCGAATTCGCTATCGAAATTAGGGTCGTCCCTCGGCACGCGATTCAAGATATGCCCTTGGATTGGTGCGCAGGCTGGCCGGGATGCGGCGTGGCTGTCCATGGTAACCAGCGTTACGCCGAACTCGTCCATGCTGTGCATTCGTGTCTCATTAAATGTACGGTGTGCTGTAGTGTTGACTACGGACCTCACGTAGCTGTCTAACGCCCATCGACGCCCTGCTGAATCAATCAGGTTAGTTTCAAGCCCAGAATCAGCCAACTTATAAATTGCATCATTGACGGCTCTCTCGTGCGTTTTAAGCCCGCTTATTGTCTCGACAGTTGATTGATTGACTACTTTCCTAAACGCCCGCACAGCCGCGTTATTGGCTTGATTATTGCCACCTAGTGTCTCATTAGTGACGTTGTTAATATCTTTGTACGTCTGATTTAGCAAATTGCTTAGGATGTTGCTGTTATCCGGCATTACCTTGGGATGCACGTCCGTAAGATGTTCCAGCTGGCGGTTAATCTCATTGTTAATCGTCCGGCCATCGTCCAGGACTAGCGAGCGAATCTGTGATTCAGCTTTGCCGGTAACGTCCGATAGCAATTCAATCGTCTGATTGTTCAATAGACCAGCTTTCTTGAGTTGCTCGGCCTGCCATAACAACACGTTGCTTGCATCAACTTTATCAGCATTTGTCGCACCGATTAGGTTGATAATCCGGAATATAATCTGTTGTTGCAATTCGCTGTAAAGGTCGACAATCGAATCTGCCTTATTAGACATGTCCTTTTCAGTAATCAATCACCATCACCACCACCCAGTTCCGTAGTCTGTTGGCCACCAATCGTGTCAGCGTCCGGCTGTTCGGCTTGAATCTTAGCTAATTCCTCTCTGGCATCGTCCTCGGACAATCCATAATTTCGTTGTAAGAATGTAGTTTTCGACAACACACCAGCCACCACATTTTTCAAGTCTTCTTCCATCTGCTTATCTTTGTCGACCGTGACCCCATCGTCGTACTTAACATGAATCCCAATATCATTCAGGTCAAAATCATTCGGTAATGTAAATGGCGATTCTCCATTAGGGAACAGCTTAGATGCCATAGACAGCTCTAGAATTGAGACACATAGTTGCTCAATGGCGGCCGTTACATTGGTCAAGATGCTAGACCGTGTCTGATAAGTCATGCTGTTCTCGCTAACCACTGCTGTGGCTGTCTGCATCCCATTGTGCGGGTCATAACTAAACGTTCCGGGTGCCATACCGATGTTGGCTTCAAATTCTCGTAGCCAGGCGTTCATCGAATCGGTAAACTGTTGTACCCGAATGTCGTTGGTCATGTCTTGGATTGAGATGTCATCCCCAATCATCTTCACGTACACGTCCGTATCCGTGTCGAACATTGGCCGGTGGGTATGCTTATCGAACTTCATCAGCTCTTCCGGCACCGCAATCTTGCGCTTACCATTGCGAATCTCCCACATAAAGGAATCATGTGTTAAATTCAGATTGTCCAGGGCAGTCTTACTATTATCTACAATGCCGATGCCTAACGGGCTCTCTAACGAGATGTTGTTAGCACCCGGCATGCGGAAATAGCTAAACAACGGTTTAATCATCCCTTCCGCGTCAAAGATAGCTTGTGGCTCCATGTCTGGGTATAGCGTTGCAAGTGGCACTTGATTACCGACAATGTCTGCCGTCTCCGAACGATAGAGTTCGTTGGTCACAACGTACTTGTTGTCCTTCCATTCGTGGAATTCTAGCAAGGTGTAGTAGACGTTGCGGTTGTTCTCGCTAACCACCGTCCGACTTGAGATTGCGGCTTCACTAATTGAGTTGGTATTGGATTGCAAAGGGAAAAATTGATCCGCTCTCACCCACGCAATCTTGATGGTGCCGTCTGTTCCGACATACGGTCGCATAGCAAATCCACCAGCAACGACGCCTTTTTCGAGATTCATTTCAAACTGGTTTTTGAAATCATTGGCACTAAGCACATCATTCAGGTATTCGCCCACCTCGTCGTTATCAAAGCTAATCTCGCATTGTTCGTTGAACACAATCGAGGCAATCCGTTGTGCCGCTCGTTTAGTTAAATTGACCGAATTAAACGGCCGATAGCGTCTAACGTTTTCAGCATCAATGTAACTAACTTTGTCATAACGATTAGCATAATATTTGAAGTCCTTAATAATCCGGTCGTACTCCGCGGCACTCATGCTAATCCGCGAATCATCAACGATCCGCGATAATGAGTTCGTTGCTCCCACTACTGCTGCCCCCTTCCATAACATGTTTTTAATTTTTTGGACAATGCCCATTAGTGCATCACCTACCATTTCAAATCGAGGTCTCTTAAGTTGTCTAATACGAAGTACTGGAACTGGTCGCACGTATGGTCGTCCACCTTAATGACCTTTGGATTGTCCGTATTGACCGTCTTTTCATCCAGCTGATATTTTTGGTGTTGTTTGATAAAGATTTGATTTTCTGGAATATCAAGATAATAAAAACGCCCAGTTGCTAATAGATGCTGGACGTTATCAATCATTTGCATTTTATCCACCTTTTTAACGTGGTGGTAACGCTCGTTGTACCGCTTAATCATTTCATGATCTAAAGCGAAATCGGACGTAGCACTATCGGCGGACTTCTTCCACGGCTCCATCCCCCAACGTTCAATCCATTCGTGTTCGACCTTGTGGAGGTCTTCGGCGAAGTCACTCGGTGCTTTCTTATTGACCTTGCCAACGGGCGAATAGTAGTACGTATTAAGCAGGATTACCTTGCCCGTGTTGGTCAGCCCGTAGCAACTCTCGGTGGTAGCTGACGTCTGTTGCCCGCTATCCTGCGAAAAGTAGATGTTCATTAGGTACTCATCATCTGGGAATGCATCCAAGGGATGAAACAAATTCATGTTATAGATGTTCGTCCCAAGCCCAACGGCTTCACCTAAATACAAGTAACGGTAATAGTCATAGTCCGATTCCTTGATGTTGTTAATCTCATCTAACATCTGTTCGTTAACAAGGCCTAGTTCATCATCAAGGTAACTAGATTTATCAACGAACCAGCCTTTCTTGCTACGCTGTTGCTCCGTCCATTCATTAATCCATTCGTATGGATTGCGCGGCGGGTTCCAGCTCCAGAAGAACTTAACCTGCTTAGCCTTTGGATGCTTCTGCCGAATAAACGTTGAGTTAGTTTGGTCGAATTCTTCGGCGTCCTTAAATTCCGCCGCTTCTTCGTACCAAACAGCAATCACGTTGTTAATGTCATTGGATTTCAATTTTTGGAAATCATCTTGGCCATAGAAATGGAATGCACATCCCGTCCGTTTATGCACAATCTTGTAGGGATGCGACTTAGTTTTGAACTGGCCAAACATCCCAAATTTGTGGAGTGCCCACTGAATTTTTAGAAACACTGAATCGGCAATCGTGTTGGCCACCTTGCGGATAACTACGATGTTAGCCACGTCATTGTGAACAATATACGGCACCATCATCATTACTAACTTGAGCGCAATAGTAGACGACTTGAACGAATTCCGTCCACCACACATCAGGATGTATGAACAATCCGTCTGCCACATCCGTTTAAAATGAGGTTGTACTTCTTTCTGAATGTCAATCGTCGGATTCATCTTCATCACCCCACTTATCAACAATCACAATGTTGTCGTCAGTATCATCGTTTCCGTACTCTTCCGCTTTCGCCGAAGCGATGTCCGCTTCTGCTCTAAGCTTCCGCAAGCGTTCGTTCGATTCGTTAATCTGTTGTTGGTCTCTCAATCCGAATCCGACCTTGTCTAGCAAATAAGTAGTGGCTTGCAACTTAACATAGTCATTGCGCCCTCTAAATGCTAGGCGGGTCATGTTAGCCATCAACTTGCCAACGTTACTACCTAGAGTTTCATTGCCCAAGTCAATAACCGCTTGATTAAATTCCGGGTCGTGCTTCCAGTTGTACAACGTCCGTTCTGAAATTTTCAGTTCCTTAGCAATCTCGGAGTGGTTTTTTCTGCCTTCAAATACTAATCTAACAGCTTCTAACTGCTTTTTTCTCAAAGTCATATAACCCCTCCTTTTCTGCAATTAACTGCAAATTGTTAGAGCGGTTAGTTAGTCAATAATTCAGCTTTTCCACCGGTAAACTCTTCCCAACGATTAATGATTACATCCACATAACGTGGGTCAAACTCCATGACAAAGGCGTTTCTATGATTCTGTTCGCAAGCCATAATGGTCGTCCCGCTTCCACCGAATATGTCCAACACGTTATCATCGGACTTACTACTGTTCTTTATTTGGTAATCAAATAGTGGTATCGGCTTCATAGTTGGGTGATCACCATTCCGTTGTGGTTTGTCGAACTCAAGGATTGTAGTTTGCTTTCTGTCGCCATACCAACTGTGTGTCCCGTTTTCTAACCAGCCATACAAGCAAGGCTCGTGTTGCCATTGGTAGTCTTGCCTTCCAAGCACCATCTGATTTTTCATCCATATAAGCTCTTGCTTTACCTGGTATCCAGTTTCTTTTAACGAGCCTACAAAGTTAACTACTTCTGAACTGGCATACCAACAATAAAACGATGCTCCACTCTTCATATTGTACTTAGCAGCTGAAAAAGCTTTAACTAGAAATTCGTGGAACTCGTCCGAACACTGGCTATCGTTATCAATAGTCAAACCCTGTTTGGTCTTGCCCTCATAATTAACGTTATATGGTGGGTCGGTTATTAATAAATCAGCCTTGTTACCGTCCATTAATTTAGCAACCTGTTCAGCGTCTGTGCTATCACCACACATTAGCCTATGGTTGCCCAGCTGGTACACCTGTCCTAATTTACTTTTGGGCTCCTTTGGAAGTTCAACTTCGTAATCATCATCGACCACTTCATCTGGCTCGTCAGGAATTTCAAACCCGAAATCAGACATGTCTATCTCATCAATATTGGCTAAGCCTTCCATTTCTAAATTCAACTTGTCGATGTCCCAATCGGCTAGCTCTCCTGTTTTGTTGTCCGCTAGCCTGTAGGCTTTAACTTGGCTCGGCGTTAGCGATGTTGCATATACAACCGGTACTTTATGCAATCCCAATTCTTTGGCCGCCTTTAACCTAGTATGGCCAACAATGATTACCCCATCCTTATCAACAACAATCGGCTGTTGCCAACCAAATTCTTTAATTGAGTTAGCAGTCGCTTCAACCGCTCCATCATTATTACGGGGGTTATTGTCATACGGCTTAATATCGTTGATATTTGCTTCTACAACTTTGATTTCCATCACCTCCAATCAATTCGAATCTTCTCACTATCTTTTTTGTGCACAATAAAAGGACGGTCCGCTTTAGGATCGTCCTTCTTGTGATTTTGTTTAAATTGCTTGTCAAGATCACTAAATATTCTTATCTCAGTTGGACTAATATAGCCCCATTTCGTCATTTTCATATAATCACCCTATAAGGCAATGAGGAATCGAACCTCATCACGCTTTCCACACGTCAAACCATCTACCTTGCCTTAGCTTTCAACTCGGAGCATTTGCGATTTAATATCGCAACGTAGATGGCAGGATTCGAACCTGCGACTTCCTGATTAACAGTCAGGTGCTCTACCAACTGAGCTACACCTACAATTTGCCGAAGAGTTGGTATCGTTTTAGTAGTTTGGCAAATATATAATCAAAGGAGAACGAATGAACTTATTAATGGTATCCCCAACTCTTCGACAATATCATTTTAACGCCGTTTTTCTCCCAAAAAGTCCTAAAAAAGTCCGATAAAAGTTTGACAAAAGTCCTAAAAAAGTCCACCAAAAGTCCGATTTTTTGTCCTCACTCATACTCATGCAAGTCTATCTCCCCAAAAGTTTGATATTCATAAGCGTCTGCAAAGGCATTAAGCGCGTATCTCTTATAGTCAAGGTATCTAGAACGCGTCATATGTAACCTTCCTGAACACCATTTTACTGTGCGATTTTCGATTACATCATAAGTGATGATGTCTTGTGATCGCATGTCTAGCGATCTAATTGCATTAACCACTTTTTCATATTCGACCTGCTGTGTGATGTAATCGGTTATCTTTTCTTCTGCGTTATTACCTGCTGCTTGTGACTTGGGCATTCCATCAATGATTACCGCTCGAATGCCGGTCGGATTGTTGCCAGCACGTCTGCAAATCCCTGGGTAATCTTTTTTGAAAAAGTCCTTAACCCGCCACATTGTCCCTTTAGTATTAATCTTAGGTATTGCCAAAACGTCCATCCCCCATAGTCTCCTGTGTGCTATAATTAGGTTATTGGTTGTCCTCATAGCAATTGAAGCTGTGGGGCTTTTTTGTTGCTAAAAGAAGAATTGCCACAAGCATCCAATTCCTCTGATTACTGAAAAAATAAATGCGGAACACATTAAGATTCCAATTAGGCCACACACTAACAACATTGCCAATCTAAACAAAGCACTAAATAATGCGCTCATTATCTCTCTCCCATTCTTTCGATTTCCGGTAATCCCACCGTTTAACAATGGCCAGAATGTCAAATAACAACATCAGGCATAACATTAGTCCTGTTTCTGTCACCGAAACATCCTTCGCAAAGATGTCTGCGGTTGCAACTATAGTGAACAAATCAGCCATTAAACTTTCTAGACTGCCATTCCATGTGGCTGTCCGTAACCACTTATGAAATCTTTTAAAAATCCTCATTGTTATCATCCTAACTAAGTAAAAATAACGCCAACACAGCAGTTACTAGTGTGCCAACTGGGTGCGCCACGAATAACATCAATGCGGCCACAATTAGCAAACTCATTAGTAGCTTAATTTTCATTTTGCATCCCTCCATTAATTTTCTGTGTACAATACAGTGGCTACATAATATTCTTGGTAGTTGTTTACGCCTGTTGAGATAGAAACTTGTTGTATGTTATGATCAGTCGCAAATTCATTAATTTCATTTTCTAAAAAATTTCTATAGTCATTTTCGAAAATCTTAACCATCATCCATCCCCCTATTGCAGTTTTATTTACGATTTATATGCTGTACTTCAATAATTCCATCACGAGACGAGATAAGTATTCCACGGTGGCCACCTGTAAAACATGCATCCCCATACATATATTCAGGCTTAAAAAATTCCTCACGCATAGCCTTAACAAGCCTATCTACCGTTTTATCGTCAATCTTGGGCTTATTAGGAAAAGCTTTGTCCAATCGTTGCCATTTTTCTAATTGAGGTTTGTTCAATCTTCTACCTCCTCAACTACATAGCCATTTGCAACTGCGTTTAGTATTAAAACCTGATGTTCAACACTGCTTAACCAATCAAAATGTTCGTCATCATCACTAAGGTTCTCAACTAACCAATAAATCGTACTTAACTTATCTTTAAATCCGTATGTTGCACATTCTTCTATCCAGTCAGCAACAAATTGTGGAACTCTAACTTTCTTCGGTGTAGTTTCATCTAATTCTTTGGCCAAACTTAAAGCATTTAAAATTCCTTTATCATAGGCTTCATCGTTTTCCGATGGATACGGCATGTTAGAATGACGCAACTCTAATTCTTCGATGTACTCGTCTTTAGTCATTGCTTATCTCCTAAAACGGCAAATCGTTATCGTCAATGCCGAAATCGTTATTATTTTGGCTGTAATTGTTAGTAGGCTGTCCGAAATTGTCATGCAAAGCATCACTAGCGACGGATTGCTGGCCACGCTGTTGGCTTTGCTGTTTTGGCTCAAGCAAGGAGAAGCTGTCTACAACCACTTGCGTTGAGTAAACACGCTGGCCTTCCTTCTCGTACGTGCTCGTTTGGATCCGACCGTCAATCCCGACCAATGATCCTTTGTGGGTAAAGTTACAGAAGTTTTCGGCCACTTTGCGCCAAATGATGCAACCAATAAAGTCCGCTTCTCGCTCGCCATTAGCGTTGGTAAACTGTCGATTCACAGCTACAGTGAAGTTGGCCACCGCCATCCCTGATTGGGTGTAACGGATTTCCGGATCCTTGGTAAGCCGGCCAACTAATACGGTTCGATTAATCATCCCTACTTCCCTCCAAATCTATCTTCAAATATGTCTTTAAACACTTCTTTTAATTCATCCGGGAAGTCTTTTTCATCAACAGTGTTCATGCAACTATGTTCCGCCTTATCACGTGTTACCCATTCCATCGAATGATTAAGCATAGTGTTATCCAGCTCGTTAATGATTCTTCCTCTGGTTTGGACAGGTGCTGAATTGATAAACTGGTTAATCAAAGCAATAATCCCTTTAAGAATTGCTTCTCCATTACCCATTAGGTAAGCTTTACCGCTATCAGTTGAATAAGATATTTCAGCATAGTTGCCTTCGTCCGACCTTTCTAAGCAATCCATAATTTCGTCAAACGTCATTCCGCTATCCAGCGCTTGTCTGATTAATGTTTTCTCTTTTTCGCTCATCTTCTGATTCATAATTTCCTCTAACTCCTATCTTTCTTAATGTTTCAAAGTCCAATCTCACGCCCTCAACCGGGACGTGATAGCGCATCGAAAACCGATTCGGTCCAATTGTCTCAATCTCACTATGATGGTCACGGCACAATGCCATCACATGGCGCTTGGTGTGGTCAACCTTGGTTCTATCCATGCCACTACCAATTGGCTCCACGTGGTGGATGTCCGCGTGTTTACTGCATATCGTACAGATTCGGTGCCGACAGCACTGGAATAAGTAATACTCTTCTTCACGCGGCAACAGCTCATAGCCTTTTTTAAAAGGTACGTGCCACGTAAACATGAAGTCGATTACTAAGTCCAGGAGCACGTTAGCATCGCTCACGGTTGACTTGGTATCGTCTGCAAGGCTGATAGTCTTACCTGCCGTGTAAACCTCGTATTGTGTGTAGAACATCTCTTTTAGAAAATCCTTTGGTTCGAAAGACCACAGTTCAATGTCGTGTAACAGAGCGAAGAACAGGCGCCGTTGCTTAACTCTCGCCTTACGCGGGTCAGCCACTTCAAAATCGACGTAAAACTGGCCACGTGCGCCGCTCACAGTTTCTATGTGGTCTTGATTAAGTGGGCGATCCAAGTGGATGATTAGGTCATTGCCACGTTGCTCTGCTCTTGCTCGTTGCACGATCTCACCTGCTCTCTCTTCTGGATCTTAGCTTGGCCAACTTGGCATTAATCTCTTCCGTGGTTGGGACAGATTCAGCATTACTTTGTGCTGGCACTGTAGTTCCATCCTGGGCCCAGTCTGGCAACGTCTCTCTAACGGTAACTGGTCGTTTACGGCTTGGTGCTATGTCAGGCGTCGTGTCGTATTCATCTTGCCATCCCTTTTGCCGGAACCAGGTATCACCGTGCTTGATATAGCGCTTAGGGGTGCCTTTAGCCTTGATTTCTGCCAAGTAATTATTAATGCCTTGCTTAATTTCATCGTCAGTAACGCCTGCTTTGATTGATCGCTCGTAGGAATGAAACGCTGATTCTTTGCCTTTTTTATTTGGATACAGCTTCCAAAGCGATTCGAAACACTCACGCTTGGCCATCGGTTGTGGCTTTGATGGTTTATTGTTATTTGTATTATTAGATGTAATAGTAGATGTAATACTATCTCTCAAATTATTTTGCATAGGGTTCTCAATATTTTTTGCATAGGTGCCCAAATTATTTTGTGTAGGGTTATCAAAATTTTTTGTGTAGGTACCCAAATTATTTTGCATAGGGGTGTCAAAAATTTTGATGTACCGATTTTTTATCTGCTTGGTACCATCTTTGTACACCCGCTCTCTGGTGATATAACCCTTTTGTTCTAATGCACGAAGCCAATTTTGGATAGTCGCTTTTTTTACTTCGTACAATTCAGCAAAGTAAGCATCACCTGCCCAGCAATACCCATCTTTTTTGGTTAGAGCTGTAATCTCGCCATACATAAAGCGTGCGCCCATAGGGAGTGACTTATCATAGCGGACGACAGCCGGTGTAATGGAGTAATAATTTGGCTTATCGCTACTAGACATTTGTTGTCACTCCCCTATTGTTTAGCCATGCGTCTAAATCATCAGGTGCGGTCTTAGGTGCTTGTTGCCGTGGTTTGTTAGCTTCCACTTGTTTAATCTCCTCATCCAGGTGGTTAACTAGCATAACAGCTTGACTGCTGGTCAGGTCTTCTAACTTGGTTAGATGAACCATCGCAAGATAACGTTGTGCTTCGGTGTCCGCATTAGTGCCCTTAGCCTGGCTCAACTTAGTTAGCTTATCGTTGACTAGCCGTAATTGTGGCTGGCTAATTAATGGATCCGGATTATTAGGTTGAGGTTTGGCTTTTGTTGTCTGCGGTCGTGGTGCTTGTGCCCTAGGCGCTGTAGCCTTAGCTTTAGCACGATTGCTAGTTCCTTGTGACTGTTCTCCATCGTCGTCTGTTTCGCTATTGATGCCGAAAGCCGTTCCCAATGAGTAACGCTTGGCATAGGTTAGCGCGCTACCAATTGCTTGTGGGTCTCCACCGGTCTTAATCTCTAACCAGGAGCCGACCTGCTCATAACCGTTGCTAGATAATAGTGTTGTTCGAACTCTAATGGTTCCGTTCTTAACTTCCGAATCTTGATTCCAGGTTAGCCCTGTCCCTTTTAATGCTTCGTCTATCGACTTAATCAAATCTTCAAGGCGAACGTAATCGTACTTTTTTTGTCCTGACTTAGTACGGAAGTTAACGTGTCCGTTTTTAGCAGGTGGTCTTACTTTTGAATGAAAGTCAGCCAATTCTTGGCTAAATTTGGCTTTTAGTTCGTAGATGTATTTGACGTTTTCCAATTGTGACAAATCCAATTTTTCAAGTAGATCATTCATAATTAAACAGCCTCCGTTTCATATTCAATTCCGTTGTTTTTCAAGAATTCCACTAATGCCTTCGCTTGCTTGATATTTACCTTTGCGGTGAATCTAAATGTCCGATATTCATCAACAACTTCACCGGTGGTCTTGTCCACACGCTTATTACCGACCTTTTTAGTTTTGGCTTCGAGTTCAGCTTGTTCTTGCGCTTTACGGGCAATCTCAAGCCGCTCTTGTTGTTCTTTCCGTTGTTCGGCCTGTTTGGCCGCAGCATCAATATTTTGCGTGACATCAGCTAATGGGATACCATTTTGCAACTGCTGAATAAACGGTTCTGGATCGAGATTACGACCACCTGCTAGGTTGTTAACAGCTTCGGCGTCCTTAGCAAGCTGATCCTTTTGCTTCCGGAGCTGAACCGCTTGGGCAATGATTTCATTCTCACGTTTGGTCTTCTGATAGGTTTTGTTCAACCAGTGCTTATCGAATTCTAAGTCGTTAATGTCAACTTCATATTGGTCAAAAATCTGGGTAGCTACGTCCATAATCCGTTGCTTACGTTCTTGTTTTTGTTTTTCTTCCACATCATTAACTGCGATTTCCAGTGGATTAATAGCCTCATCAATGATGGATTGAGCTTTCTTAATATCCGAAGTAAATTCATCCAGCGGTTTGTTGTATTCCCGTTTAACCTTTAAACGGGCTTCATCAAGTAACTTTTTCTGTTTTTTCAAATCACGTAAAACGAGCTTATTGCCAGCAAGGTTTTCTGCCGTGATTACGGGATTATCCATCTTAAACTGATCGCGAATCTCTTTAGCGCGGTCCATAATGGCATCACGATTAGTTAGCTTTAATTTAGCTGGTTTAAACTCAACGTGGCTAGACACGTCTGCGATTGCGTTAGTCATTGTCTACATCCCCTTTCGGTGATAAGATGTAATTGTAAATAATATTTATAGCTGTTGAATCTCGCATGGCCGTGCGGGATTTTTTTATTAAATTAACGTCGCTTGGTAACATAACGATTCCCCTTCTTTTTATTTTCAAAATACTTGATGTTATCTTTTGGATCGTCCAGAAAAATAAGTATTCTATCGATGATTAATCCGAAAAACGCCGCGCCCATAAAAACTAAAAAATTCATGTTTTTCCTCCTATGCTTTCACCTTATTAGCTAGCCGCTCAACGTCACTTCGTAAGTAGCGTTTCATTTTCGAATCACCTAGATAATAGACATCAATCTGACCAGCGAAATGCTCATTAAATGTCTTGTTATCGCAATCTAGAATTCTACAAGCTGTTGCCTTTTTTACGTAAACTCTCTCTTCGCTTTGGCTAGCTTCGTCAATCGCTTTTTTTAGCATCCTAATTGCGGGTTTTCTCAAAGTTTCTAAGAATTTCTGTAAAACTAAATCGTCTGTTTGCATAAAATCTGCTCCTTTCCAGTGACCCACTCACTAATTTCTGCTTGAATCTCTTCGAAACTTTCCTTGTTATGCTCCATAATGACCTGTTCATCATCAGTCGCACCACGACTAATTACGTCGTAATAAATTGGGTCAACTTGTTTCCGTTCATTTTCTTCTTTCAAAACGCGATTATGTTGTGCTAGTACGTTGTCTTGATATTCGTTATCGCCTAACAGGTCAATACCGGCGATGTAACTAGCGACTTTAAATCTAAATCGCCAATCATCAAGCACACGACACAAATCGTATAAGCGTGCTTCTGTAACCTGTCGCTCTCCTCGTGTCCACATTGAAATTGTGGAGACTGATTTAAGTCCTAAACGGTAAGCTAGCTCTTTAGCCGTAATGTCTTGTCGAGCCATGGCGTTTTGCAACTCTTGGCCTAATTGCTCTTGTGAAATTACCAACTCTATCACCCCCTTAATGGTGAAAATTTGGAGATTTTTATTCGCGTTGCCTGCTGTTACTATTGAAATTGTGGAAAGGCGATTAGCCAATCATCGCTGTAGGCATTGCGTTAATCTTTTGTTTTACAGCACCTTCTGGAATGGCATCCTTGCATATAGCTTGAAACGTTAATTCAGGGATGATTTTATTTTTGATTGCAAATAAAATATCTTGTTCATCGAGCCAGTCATTACACAATTCGTAGCATTGCTGCATTCCTAGCTGACTGTGTAATTGTTTTGCTTTCGTGATCGTCATGTCTTCACCTCCTTTTTGTGATTATCACAAAAAATCATTCAAAAAATTTTTCGATTTTTACATGGAAAATTTCAGATAAAACAGGTAATTCATCTACCTGAAAACTATATTCTCCACTTTCTCTACGTGAATATTTTTCAGTCGTTTTGAATCCCATTAACTGAGCCATCTTTGATTTTGTTAAATTATTTTTTTCACGTAATTCTTTAATGCGCTCAAGATTGACCCTTTTCGGTTTAATGCATGAAACAATCATATATTATCACCTCCATTTGCTAAAATCACAAAACCTATACTCATAATATACATTGTGATTATCACAAAGTCAATACTTTATTTGCGCATTTAGCAAAAAACATTTTATGTTTTCGCAATTTTGTTATTATTAGTTGTGGAAAGCGCAAAAAGAAAGGATATAAATTATGAATCCAGATGAAATTTTAAGAAATAAATTAGCGCAGTTAATTACAGAAAATAATATGAACAAAACATCTTTGGCAAAAAAATTAGGTATTGATAATAGTGCTTTAAGTCGCATCCTTAGTGGAGAACGAAAAGTTACTACTGAAGAACTTAACAAAATAGCTATTATTTTTGATGTTACAACTGACTATTTATTAGGAAAAAACAATACCCCTAAATGGGCGAACAAAAAGGACACTACTGATTTAAAGAAATTTCTTGAGGATAATGATGGAACTTTCACATATGGCGGAGACGATTTAACTGAGGATGAAAAACAAAAACTAAAAATTGCGATGACTCAAATATTTTGGGACCGTCATAAACATGATTAGGTGGTTATTCTATGTCTATAGTTAAGGATTTCATACAAACCGTTCAAAAAAGATATGAGACTGCCAATCCTTTTAAAATTGCGGAAATTCTGAATATTGATGTCAGATATTGTTATCTTGGCCGTATGCCTTTAGGAAAAACGAATTATGATGACAAGGGAGCGATCATAATCCTAAATGATTCATTGCGTGACTCACCACAGAAGTACTTTACGCTGGCCCATGAACTTGGGCATTACTTTATGCATGAAGGCTTAGCTGGGTACTACACAGGCGTGAGATTCGGGTATGACGAATTTGAAAACCAGGCTAACGAGTTTGCCAGTGGCCTTTTAGCTTTATTCTATGTGGAGGAATACGATCGTTTACCTAATACTATTCGTGAATTAGAAGTTACCTATGGGTTACCTACTTAATAATTTATTAGAAAGGAAAAAATCGCATGCCAAAAAAATGTAGTATATGCAATTCTGAAATAAAGCTTTTTGCTCCTAATCTTAAGTTTAAAGATGGGATATTAGACGGCAACTGCTTATCTAAAATTGGCCTCAATCCAGACCATTTTATGGATATAAAATGGGCGTCTGAACATAGCATTACTGATGCCAAAGACTTGATGGATAGAAATATCAAGATAGACGTTAAAGCCGAAAGGGCCAAAATAAAAGAAAATAAAAAGGCAAAAAAAGCTGAACAAAATGCTGAGAAAGCTAAAATTGATGAGCAAAAAGAGAGAAATCGCAATGAAAGACTTAACAAGCTTGCTAATTCCGAAGGTGGCGAATTAAATGAGGAAGTAGTTTTAGATAGATTTCAAAAGCATAATTTTTCTAAAACAAGTAAACTTATGGCTGATTTTGACGACAAAAAGTTGTACATAAAAAAGACCTTCCTCCAGATGCCTGAACTCGTGGACTTTGACCAAATCATTTCTTATACCCCTATCGAAAGTGGCCACCATATCAGCAAGCACCACAGGATTACTAGAGGAATAGTCGGCGGATTAGTAGCCGGAGGTATTGGAGCAGGATTGGGAGCTGCAACAGGAGGCAAGGATTTTGATCAGATTGATGAATTAAGCATTATCATTAATTTTACAAATGGGCATAAAAGAAAACTAACTTTTGGGAAATCGTTAAAAGATGGTAGCATGTCAGCAAAGTTTAGTCTTAGAGATTACCAAGAAAGTCTTGCTTTATTGAATGCCATAATGAATATAAAACAACAAGATAGCGAATTTAACGATGATCAACTAAATATAGATATTGACCAACTATCTAAGCTTAAAAATCTACTCGATGAAGGAGCTATCACACAAGAAGAGTTTGAGGCGAAGAAAAAGCAAATTTTAAATCTATAACATTCTACCAATAGATTTAAACCTGTCCAAACACTGATGACATTAAAAGCTGAAACCTTTTGGAGGAGTTTAAATTGAAAAAAGAAAGCACAGGAATTTGGGGCTGTGTTGGTATAGTAATATTATTTTTTCTCTTAATTAAATTCTGGTACATAATAATTATTGGGTTAGGTATTTGGGCAATCTATCATTATAGAGAACCCATTATGGATTTTTACCATAGAAAACCTTTTATTGCCCTAGTTATCGGATTTTTTAGCATCATTCTTTTAATAACTGGGATAGCGATTGCTGAGACACCGTCTCCTGATTCCAATAATCCCAAAACTGAGAAAGTAGCTAAAAGTTCAGATGATTCTGACGGAGATACAGACGAAAGTGACGAAGATGTAGACAGTTCTTCGAGCGATAACACCGCGGATGACGAATCCAGTAGTTCAGAAGAAACTTCATCTTCAGAAGATAACGATACAGACAATACCAGTTCTGAATCAGATACAGATTCTGTAGCGTCTAGTCGTGCTGACGAGTCAAGTAATGACGAAAGTTCATCTTCTACCAAAGGAGTTTCTTCCACACAAGAAGGCGATTGGACAGTTGCTGGACCTGGCATGGTTTTTGTATCGGATAATAATTTGTACTATTCACGAGTTAAGAATCCTGGTAATTACCAATACGTTAGCCAACAAAATGCAGATTCTTCAGGTGCTCATCGAGCTCCTAGAGGAAATGAGTACGCTAGACCATAACGTACCCCCACTCTGGTGACACGCAGTGGTTCGATTCCGCTGGTGGGCATAAAAAAGCACTCCGTTTTGGAGTGCAGAAAGGAGCTCAATGTATAATTGAATTAATATATTCTAATGCTTCATCATCAAGTTGAATCCAGTGTACATACTCTTCATCACTTGTATCGACGATTGGAAGCCCTCTGAACAAATGTTTCAGATTACTAACTGAGATATTTTTCTGAGTCGGAAACGTTGATAGCATGTATTGATACTCTGGAATATACTCCAAGTCTTCAATATTATTTATTTCATGAATATATTTTTCTTTATCCATTACTAAATCCCCCATGCGAAATAAAAAAACTTCAAAACGAGAATCTAGACTACCAGGTGCAGAAAAGGAACAACTTAAAGATTCTCTTAGAGATTTAATCGCTGATGCCGAAAGATATGACTACGGCGATTTTAGAGCTATAAAGCGTTCTGCTGCAACACTTAGACTTTTATTCTATGATACTAATCGTCAAACCAGTCTAATTTCTAATCTTAACGACAAAGATAAGATTATTATGCAATCGTTCAATCCAAAAGTAAAGTATAACCGTGGCCTAAATTATGGATCAGTCTACGTTGCATGCTTTAAAACTAATAAAAATAATGAATTTTATAATACGTTTTTGTTCAAGCCAAACTCAAAAAGAACAACAACCTTTGAAAAATGGTGGGATGAAAGATTATTTTTTATGAACGATGTTAATCATACAACTCAGCTAACTCGTTCTAAAATCATAATAACCATTGCCAATCAAGATGGCGGAGCACATTTTGATGAAAATATCGATTCACTATATAAAAATATAACTTCTGGAGATACCGGAATGTCACTAGAACCGAGTCGTGGAACTAGTTATCTTTTGGGATACGATTCGACAAAAGCAGGTAAACCCATACATTTTAAAGATTTAACTTTAGCATATATGAAAGAAATTGTTCATGAAACTATTTTAAGTCTTCAAAGCTATTATGGTTTAAGCAACATCCCATATACTCCTAATTTTAAATATAATTGGAGTAGAAGAATAAATTATATGGCTTGGCAATTTGGACTTAAACCCGAATAAGCATCCTCCCACTCCGGTGATTCAATACGGTTCAACTCCGTATGTGGGAATTAACTAAATAAATTGGAGGTACCACTATGAATTATAATATGGATCAGATGAGTGATAATAACTTCATGACTTATAAACAACTCATTAATCGACTACGAAAGGACTTGAATAACTCAGATTTAGACGTTTTGGATTTAAATGTTCCTCACAACGAGGAAGAATATCAAAATACTTTATCTTATGTCAGTAGAATCTTGGAAAGTGTATATAAATAAGCATACACAATAATTAGTATCACCAATGCCTAGAGGCTTATTTTTTTGGATCTAAAAAGAACATACGTTTGCATTTTTTAACTGATTTTTCACAAAAAGGAGAATTGATAAATTATGAGAAAATGGAAAGCCGTTAAGCGTCACCCCAATATTTACGAGTACCAAACTAAAAAAGGAAAAAGATACGGCGTTAGGCGAATTTATAAAAATAGTGAAAATAAGTCTCGAGAATTCACTAGAAGCGGATTTAGAAGTGTAAAAGATGCAGAGGTTAAACTCACTAAATTTGAAAATGAACTTTACAACAATCGAATATCGCCCATTGAACATGCCAATATAACTGTCGGCGAATATTTTGACAAAATTGCTAATAGAAATGTTCAGCTAAAAAAATGGCAACCTGACACACAACAAACACAATTAGGATATTTTAATACACACTTGCGTCCTGTGTTTGGTAACGTAGCACTATCTGATGTTTCTAGATCTGATTACCAACGTTTTATTGATAACTTGGTCAAGAATAACTACGCAAAAACAACAATTAATACAATCAATTCAATCATGCAATTAATAATGAACCAGGCCGAAACTTTCGATTTAATCAATAAAAACAAGCTAAAGCACATTGCAATAATTGGGGCTAAATCAGCCAAAGATTTGACATTAGAGGATGCAGACTATAAAAAATGGCTAGATACAGCTAAAAAAATATTAAACAAATATCAGTTATCTATGGTATATCTTTTTACCCTGGGCCCGCGCCGGGAAGAAATTCTAGGATTACGCTTGGAATCGTTTGAGTTCTTAAAAGATAAAAATGGCCAAGAGTTATGCAAAATTACAATTGATCGCGGACGGACTGAATATAAACCTGATGGCGGAGAATTAAAAACTTCGTCATCTTACCGAACACTGTACATTACTGGTGAGATGATTGGAATAATTAAATTTGCTATTAATACCTGTAAATCAATAAGAGAAAAATATAATCTAGATATTAAACCTGATACGTTTTTATTTGTAAATGAAATGTCTGGACATGCAGTTCATATAACGTATCCGTCTAGAGTTTTTACGAAAGTCAGCAAAGCATGTGGTATCCATATCCACCCACACAAATTAAGACACT